ATGAGCCTGACAGACCGACAACTTAATCTTATATCAAAGCAAGACGCTTATGACGGTAAAGCTGAAATTAGTGATGGTGAAGGGCTCGTTGTCCGCATTACACCCCAAGCTAAAATCTATTTTGATTACCGCTGCCGCTTTAATAAAAAAAGCCTAAGAATTCGTATAGGTAAGTATCCCGTAACTAGCCTTAAAGAGGCAAGGCGAAAGCATAAATTAATGATGGAATTGAGAGAATCTGGTCGAAATCCCAACATTGCTATAACGGGTGAGCTTGAATTTATCACTTTAGATGATTGTGTGACGTACTGGCTTAAACATTATGTCCCTCAATTAAAAGTGGGTACTCAGGCGCTTTATCGCTCTTTTGCAAAGAATTACTTTATTGGTGCGTTCCCTGAACGTAATGTCGAAACCATTCCAGCTAGAGAATGGATGAAGTGGTTAGATACTATTAGCCTTGATAAACCCAAAACTGCTAATTCACTATTCACCAAGCTAAGAGCTTGTTTAAATTTCTGTAAGAGTAAGTTCATTATTGAAAAAACAGACTTAGACCGCATTAAAAGACAACACGTAGGTAAAGCACCAGAAGTCGGTACTCGAGTGCCAACGTTTTCAGAACTCAGCATTATTTGGTTGGCCATCGAACGCAGCCGCGCCAGCTCATCCAATAAGGCGTTGCATCAACTAACTATGTTGTGGGGTAGTCGTCTTTCAGAGTTACGCCTTGCGCGTCGGAGCCACTTTGATATGGAAGCGGGTATATGGACGGTACCGAAAGAGTTAAGTAAAACCAATACACCAATAAGACGCCCAATTCCAACTAAAGCGCGGGTGATATTAGAGCGAGTAATGGCAACTTACGATGATGTGCTTTTCCCTGGTGGTGATCTTGATAAGCCGATAACTATTTCAGCTGCTAACCGTTATATCCGCAGAATCAGAGATGGTTTACTCATTGAAGATTGGCGTACACATGATTTTAGACGTTCGTTATCCACCGGCGCATCCGAATTGGGTGTAATGCCACATGTGGTTGAAAAGATGCTTGGTCATGAGCTAGGTGGGGTATTAGCTGTTTATAACAAACATGATTGGTTGAAAGACCAGTTAGAAGGGTATGAGCTGTATGCTGAGAAGCTGGATAGTTATTTGAAGTAGTTCGAAGATCTTAGATAACTTATGTGTGTGCGTAAAATTGTTTAATAATTGGTCTTATATTCCTTTTGATTATAAAATTTGTTGACGATTATATATTTATTGTTATTATTACTAGGCTATATGAATTAGCCTTCAGCCCACAGCCGTAAAGTCTCCTTTGTGACATTTCTGATTTAAACAATGTATTTTTCTAATTAGTATTATTTGGCATCTTTGAACAAATAAGAACTATTTGTGGGCGATAGTATCTTATAATTCGAGGTGAAAAATGAGACTTTCAAATTCTTCTTTAAAAAAAACAGCAAAAAAATTAAAAAAAGACTTAGGAATAAAACATTCAAAAGCTTTAGATTTAGCCGCAGAAAAAAATGGATTTAAAAATTGGAAAGAATTCTTAAAAGCTGAGCCATTAATTAAACGATTTAGCGTATTTAGTGATATAGATATCTACGCAATGAATTTAATCTGTAGTGAACATGATTGTTATGAATTATTAGAATATTTAAATGCAATTTATTCGTGGGATGATGAATATTTTTCTGATGCATTAATCTTTGAGTTATTAGATTTAGCTGAATATTTTGATAAAAACAGAGATTTTATTTTTGCAAAATATATTTATATTCGTCTTAATCAATTGAATAATCCAAGGTCATTGTATCAGTTAGGATTAATGTATGATCAAGGGCGTGGATTTAAGCCAAGTCTAGAAGAGGCTTTGAAGTATTATCGTAAAGCCGCAAGCTTAGGTGATTATTTTGCTATTTTAGAAATAGCTAAAATGCACTTATTTGGCGGTCTAGAGAAGAATGTTGAATTTGCCTTAGGTGAAATAAAACCACTAGTTGAAAAAAAATTCTCACCAGCAGAGGTTTGCTTAGGTTATCTTTATCATGTAGGTATTGATGGATATATTTCTATTAATAAAGATAAAGCAGAGAAATTATGGAAGAGTGCTGCTTCTCAGGATAATAGAGATGCATTATATAATCTCTATTGCCTTTATAATAAGAGTGATAAACAAGAAATAGCTATTAGTTTTCTTTGTGCAGCAGCAAAAAAAGGACTTGAAATGGCACAAGCTGAATTGGTTGTATATTATATAAACAAAAACGATATAAAAGCAGCAGAAGATATTGTTTATGATAGTGATAATTATTTTCATGGTATTCCTCAATCTATATTAGGTGAATACTACCTTAATAATTTCAGATGTATTGAAGCTAGACAATTATTAGTATGTGCTCGTGATGTAAATAATAATGAAGTAGCACGGAAAATTTTAAAAAGATATTTACCAACCGAATCGACTAAAAAAAACGTATTCATATCCAGTAATAATTTATTTAAGTTTTAGGTTAAAGATATGTTTGAACAAATTAAGAATGAACATAGTGATCATATATTAAATATTGAATATGCATTTACTGTATCGAAAGAATTAGGTTTATCACCATTAGCTCTTACCTATAGGGCATTTGATGAGAATGATTTTAAAAAGCTTTCTGAACTAGTTGATAAAGTGTTAAATAAGATAATGTATGATTATATTTCAGGAGGGTGTCTTTATGTGCATTCATATTTGAAATTAATCTTTTCAGAATATGGCTATAATTCAGAGTTAGTATTTGGAGATGTAATTGTTAATAATATCCCATACATGGAATGCACTCTAGAATCATTAAAAGAGCAACTAGAGAATGGAAAGTCATCGACTTATCAAGATGTTCATTGTTGGTTGTTACTTGAAAATGGTCAATTTTTTGATGCTACACTATATAGAGATCTGACTGATGGTAAATATGCAGCTGAATTATATTGTTTTAAATCTTTAAATTTAAATAATAATACTTTTGAGTATAATCCAATGTTAGTTGGTTCTAAATTCATTGAAAAAACAAGCCCTAATCCTTATATTGGGTAGATAATTTAGAGTATATTTTCATATTAAAACAAAGCGATCTCTCACCAAGATCGCTTTGCTTCTAAAACCGCTTTCCAAACCGACTGGTATTATCTTTCCATTCTTCAACAGCAGAACGTCACCAACATAAGGGCATCAGTGTAATTGGCTCAGGGAAACCACGTGTTTGTCGCCATTTATAAATTGTTGCTCGACTTGTTATTTGAAACATCTCTAATTCTTTAACGCGACTAATTAAAAGATGTGTTGATTGCTCATTGAGTTCAGCATAGTTTTTGCAGGTGGTGATCTTGATAAGCCGATAACTTATTTCAGCAGCTAATTGTTATATCCGCCGTATTAGATATGGTTTACCTATTGAAGATTGGCGTACTCATGATTTTAGACGTTCGCTATCCACTGGCGCATCAGAACTCGGTGTAATGCCGCATGTGGTTGAAAAGATGTTAGGCCATGAGCTAGGTGGGGTATTAGCGGTTTATAACAAACACGATTGGTTGAAAGACCAGTTAGAAGGGTATGAGCTGTATGCGGAGAAGCTGGATAGTTATTTGAAGTAGGTTTGTTTGGTTTTTTATTTAATCCGTGTTAGTTATGGGCACTAAAATGGAAATTTTTTCAATAGTTGAATATCCAATATGATCTGAATTTTATCAATTAATCGCCATATAACACATACTCAATGTTATATGGCAATTGATGGATGTCATTATGCTAATAAACTTTTACGGCTCCAATTACTATCTGGGTATTTATCACGTAGTAATAGAAATTCAGAATATAAAGTATTTTGTTCTTCAGTAATAGATTGATCTTCTTTATTAAGAATTGATTTAATTAAACTATTAGGGAATGGTTTAGCATCTAGAGTTAATCCTTTAATTTTACCCATTCTAATAGCAGCACGTTCTAACTTTCTCACTAATTTTCCATATTCATTATCGGTAAGATCTCTTCTATCGATGGGGAGCATTGCAATTGAACAATTACTATATATTAACTGTTGTTTTAACGTACAAACTCTTTCTTTATTATAAATATTTTGACGTAACCAAAGTGCTTTTAAGTCTTGATTTTTTTTCATCTTATTTGGTGGCCCCATACAAAAAAGCAACCCATGATTGTAATATTGTGAAAAAATATGTGTATCAAAAACACTGCCGGAACAATGCCGAATTAAACGTTTATTAAAATTTTGAGATAGTGAATCTGTTTCTCCCACATAAATGGGGTCACCAAGGTGGTTATATAGACAGTAAACACCACTTTTTTCTCTTAATGATATAATGTCATGAGAGGAAGAATTTATAACATCTTGAACTAAAATAGGTTTTATATCAAAAAGAGCTGAAATGTCTGGCATTTTTATTCTCCTAGATTTATTTAGTGAAATAATAAAATGTTTATTAGATGTGAATTGTAATCATACACGCATGGTTCACATATATAAATAAATGATTAAAAATCATATAGAGTAGGATTGGAATTTTAAAAAGTAAATGATGGCCTGTAATTAAATGAAATAGCAGAACAATAATATAAATATATTTTAAGTATATTTTGTAACGTAGCATTAGTAACTTTTCTTGATTAGTGAAAATGATGTTTATCAATAATATACTTATAAAAATAACCATTGTATAAATAAAGCCAGCCATACCATAGTAGTTAGACTTCCTATATTCCACTGATGGGATATATTTATGTAATGAATTTTTTATTTCGTTAAAATAAATATTATCTTCATTGATATACATTATCGTTACTTTTAGAGTTTATTAAATTTAAAATCATTGATAATATCCTATATAAGAAAAAGTGGTTGTAAATAATAGTTATCTACATGACTAATATTTAATATATATAAGTGTGGCCGCGGCGTAACAATGGTCAAGTCATATTTATAACTTTTTTAAATTTATACAGTAATAATATGATATTTATCATAAATTTTTTTATTTTATCTTTTATTAAGATTCCATTTTTTTAAGGTAAAATATTGATTTTATCGTAACATATTGATATATGTAAAAAATTAAATTAAGAGGTTGTTTTATCTTTTTGATTTATAGATGTTTATTTTTATTGATATTTATAATATTAAACAGTACAGGATTTATATCTTATTGTTTATATAGTATTATTTTCCACCCCTCAATAACAGAACGTTACCAGCGAAAGGGTATAAGAGTTATTGATTCATGGAAGCTACATGTTTGCGGCTACTTAATAATCTCATTCAGGTTTTAATCTGCATAGGTCTTGATAAAACTTAACCGCGTCCCATTGATTGGATAGCTCTACATGATCAACTGTGAAGTGCTGAATGACATTTATAGTATCAGTGTCGTTATAGCGGAGTTGCACAAATCCAATATGAGTTAGCTCATGACTGTAGTTATTAAAATAAACTTTGAATGAACAATTTATATATTGATGGCAACACCACGTTAATAATGTTTCTTGAATATCATCAAAAGAATCGTGTTCATAAACAACTAAGATTTTTTCATCGAGTGAATGTTCATAGTTAATACTTGCCATAATTTATCCCTGGCTGTTATTACCAAAACAAACAAAGCGATCTCTCACCAAGATCGCTTTGCTATCTAAAAACGCTTTCCAAACCTGCTGGTATTATCTTTCCATTCCTCAACAGCAGAACGTAACCAACGTAAAGGCATCAGTGTAATTGGTTCAGGGAAACCGCGTGTTTGTCGCCACTTATAAATTGTTGCTCGACTTGTGATTTGAAACATCTCTAAAACTTCAACGTGACTAATTAAAAGATGAGTTGATTGCTCATTAAGTTCAGCATAAGTTTTTGCTGGTGGCGGTGAATCAGGTAGTTGCTTTTCTTGTTTACTTTTATAGTGTGACGGTGTCACGTTTAGGCTGTTTTCTGTGGTATATGAGATGCTTACAGTAGGGTAGCTGTTGTAATCGAACATATTTGATTCCTTATTGGCATGCTGCGCTAACAAAATTAGATAGACGAACCCGATTCATGGTGCGCAGTAATAGGATATTGGGTTTAATTGATTAATTTATAAGCGGTAATTTAGTGAAAAAGTTCGACGGTTGTACGTGTTTCAAGGTTGGATTTAAAGAAGGAGTAGAAGATTAACGTAAAGGTATCAATTTAAAGGACATACAAAATAGCCCTTTAGAAAGAATAAGATTATATAATCTTCAGTTAATAAGTCGTGAGCCAGTATTAAGAATAAAATCTCGTTCAATATACTTTGTTGTTATTGGTGCGCTATTAAATGGATGCCAAATTAAAATCTGACTTCCTTTATTATTGCCAGGTACCGGCTTTCCTGTTGCTGCACTAAGGAATGCTAATCGCCCTCCGATAATAATTACATTTAGAGAAGCTGTCTTTATTGCTTCTTTGAACCATCCGACCGACTGAGCTGCGGGAATTAACATAACTGCGCCGATCCCACGCTTATTCTGTTGTGATATAGCTTTAACCCAAGGACCAATATTTGAATAGGGAGGGTTGCACCAAATATAGTCTCCAGGTTGAGCATCCCAATCTTGTTCCAGTGCGCTGTTATTTTCGCTATAAAACTGTTTACAGAATGTATTTTCGCGGTTTGCAGCAATGTCTATTTTAAAGTTGTAGATATTATTGAAGTAAGAAAATATTTCGGGAGGTGTTTGCCATCGGTCACGTTCTTCTTTTGGGGTATTACTTCCTGTGTAATCAGTCATGGTCATTTTCCATAGAAAAGACCCGTAATGAGGGCCTACGATTATTGGTGCTAACTTATATGTGTTTGTTAATAATCTAATATTGACGAGTGTTTATAACTTTAGAAAAGGTATACAACTATTTATTAAAGTAAACGTGAGTCTGGATTAATATCGAGTTAGATATATAAAAAAGTAGGAGTATATGACTCCTACTTTGTATCAATTCTAATTACATTTAGGATCACTAGGGCTGCAATGCTTACTACGGCATTTACGACAGTATGATTGGGCAATCTGTTTTCCGCTGGACATATTACGGAAACCAAAAATTTTATCGATTTCTCTAAGATCTCCATCTGCAGTTATTTTGCAGCAAGGACAGGAAGCACTTAGTGTTGAAGGCATATCTAACTTCTCCATTTTTAATAGTGGTATTACATGTTGCTAATAAAACATATTGAAACCTTATTTTCAGAGTAAGGCATCACAAAAATAGCATAATCAATCATAAGCATATTAATGTTCATTATCGGACAACATGCTTTGTAAAATATTAATAAGGAGTAATAAATAGGTCATGAATGAGTAACAACATTGAAAATGAGAAACAGATTTATCATTTATATATTGGTCATTAATTCCTGCATTTCTCAGATCAATTAAAATTGTATATTTAATTTAACAAAGAGTAAGTATGCATTGCTCTCATTTCACGGTAAGTAAGTTGTAAATGAGTATTGAATCATTACGTGCTTGAATTTGCGTGTATAAGTTTTTCTAACCGTGGGTTTAAGTTTTCTTTCGTAGTTTGGTTAAATGGATTTACAAGGATGTGGCAGGCTCTTCAGTGAAGAATTTTGGTAATATTGCTTACGCTTAGTGTAATTTATTATAGACATAAGGTGCTAAACGTGAATATTTGAGCTGTCAAGGTCATGATTGGACTCTTTTAATCCATATCAAAAGTACGATATCCACCTGATTGATGATCATATACCTCAATTTCAGCACCGCTGCCATTTGACTCAATATTTTCTACGTCTGCGTAACGGTATTCGCCTGATTTATAATCGTAGTATTCAATTTCTTCACCTTCTCGTACTAGATTACCTTTTTCTATTTCGACATAATTACCTGATTCATAATCATATCCATCCCAAGCTAAAGTTGTGATTGGAAATAGAGTACAACCACAGAATAAAGTGAAGATTATTTTATTTTTCATTATTTTTCTACTGTGTAATAAAGGTTATTAGAAATATTATAAAGGATATCTCATAGCATTTAGAATGGAGGATAATGGTTAAAGAATCGATTTGAAAGAAAATATGCACCATTATTAATATATTGTAACAGAAAGGATAAATTACTACTTGAGAAACTTAGTCTTACAATAGTAATTATTATATTTGAAATAGAAATCAGTAATATTTAACCTTAATACTATTATTTTTATGATATTTGTTTGATATTGATCTATAAAATGAATTTTTGATTTTTTTTATAGTTACACTACATGTATATTCCACAAAAAATAGACCAGACAGTTTACTTTTGGGGGTAATATAATGAAAAAGCTATCTATTTGTATTTTTGTATCTTTAATGTTGTCAGGGGTAGCAAATGCTCATTCTGGTGGGACAGATGCCAATGGTTGTCATACAAATCATAAAACAGGCGTATATCACTGTCATTAAATTTGAGCGATGACATATTTTAAAGGTCGCTATACGTGACCTTTAATTTCTATTTAAAAATTAAATAATCATGTTGTTTTATCACTATACAGTTCAATAAATACATCATCATAACCAGACCAATTATCAACACCTGCATTTTCTAGTGCTGTCAAAATAGCATCACGTTTACGAAGATAATTCGCTTCTTTAGCTGTCATCTTAACCATCGGTACCGCTTTGATTTCTGATGTTTCTATGTGATGGGCTAATGTGGTTGGTAACAGTGCAGCTTTGCCTTTTTCTAATGCTTTGGCTATCACATCACTTTGCTTATTTTCTTCGTTATCAGGCAGTATTTCTTTTTGAGTTTCAACTTTTGCTTGTGCTTTAGCATTTGCTTCTATCTGCATTTGTTGGCGTTCTTGCTCTAGTCGAATATCTTCTGCAGCTTTGTGGTCAGTAATTCGAGTTTTAACAAGTGCACTAAAGTCGTCGGTATCTTTGAAGCAAATTGCCGCCCAGTCATTGAATAAGAATTGGTACTCGGCGTGTGTTGATAAAGTGGCGTAGTTTTCCTTTGCTTTGTTAGCTAAAAGGTCGGCTTCCACTAGAGCTTGTGCGGTTGCAGTATCTGCAGCTTCTTCCAGTGATTGAACTGTCTTTTTACCTTTCATTGCATTAAGTACTGATACTGTAGGTATTGGCATTGGGGCTTTGATTTCTAAGGATAACGCATTGAGATGTTGTTGAATTTTAGCGTTGGCATCGTTAAGAATACCTTTGCGAATTTCATCCTTGCGACTCTTCACTTGTTTATCTGCAGCTAATCGCGCTTGGCGAATTTGTTCACTGATAAACTTCAATTCCTTAATGAACGCATCAATGCTTTGAACTTCACCAAGCACTTGTTCTGATAGTGCTTTTAGTTTGTCCTCTGCACCTTTGAATACTTTGACAAGCTGCTCTGCATCAGCAAACTCTTGGTCAGTTTCAATGGGGAGTTTTGATTTTTCAATCAGTGCCATGGTAGCTTGTTTGAAAATATCAAAGTTGCTGTTAAGCGTTAGACCATCCATTTTGTAAGTTAAAGCGGGTAGGTCACGGATAGGCTCGGCTTCAAGAATGATGACTTCTTCTTTGTGTTCATAATTGGCTAAGTCCTTTTGGAATTGCAGCCAACCGGCAATGAGTTGTTCGCGGCGCTCTGGCACAGAAACATACTCGCAAGACGCAAAGTTTTCACTTGTACCATCTGAACAAACAAAGATAGTTTTCTCGGCACCTGAAACTAAAAGTTGCTGCTCTAACTGTCAGTAGTAGTGCGGTTCTAAGTCATTAGCCAGCACTCGCTCATACAAATCTTGATTAAACAACTTATGTTCAAACACCACATCTTCCATCATGGTAATGCCATCGAATGAAGATAGCATCCAGTCGTATTCATCACTGATTGCTGTTGCTGGGAATAACTCTTCATCAATGATATTTTCTACGAGTGGACGAGCACTATCTTCTGCGGCATGGCCACGGGCAAAGATCTTCTCTTGAAAGCTATTCACTTCAGGTTGTTCACCTGTTGCTTTTTGTTTAAGTAGGGCATCACGACTTTGATATTTTGATGCACCCATCATGGCGCTAGATTCTGAAGCTGTAAATTTAGTGGCTCGTAGCGCGTGCCATTGCTGAGTTCCTTGGGTGACATTGATAATTTTCATTAGACTTCCTCCGCTTCACAATTGATGAGTGCTTGTTTTTGAGGTTCAGTTAACACACAAGGTGTTCCCCAAGATGATAAACAAGCAGTTAAGTGGTATCGAAAAGCCGCTGAGCAAGGGAATGCGTATGCTCAATATAAACTTGGGTCGATATACGACGGGTCCCAAGACGATAAACAAGCAGCTAAGTGGTATCGAAAAGCCGCGGAGCAGGGATATGCGGATGCTCAATTCAACCTCGGATTGATGTACGAGAAGGGCATAGGGGTGCCCCAAGACGATAAACAAGCAGTTAAGTGGTATCGTAAAGCTGCCGAGCAGGGAGATGGTAGCGCTCAATTATATCTTGAGTGGATGTACTACAGGAGCAAAATGTTCCGAGACAATAAACAAGCGTATATGTGGTTCGATTTAGCTAAATATAATGGAATGGATGACATGAAATATAACTTTGATATCATTACTAAAAACATGACATCAAGAGATATAAGTGAAGCGCAAGAAAAATCCAAAATATGTTTGGAATCTGATTATAAAGATTGTGATTAAATATAACCCTCGTTATATGAATTTTAGGTCGCCCTTGGCGGCCTTTTTTGTATCTAATAGTTACTTTCTAATCTAATTAAGAACCTTGACACATATGAATTCTGTAAATGATAATGACAATCCTTATCATGACAATGGAATTGCTACGTGCTAATAAATCCCGCATGCAAATTAATAGTTTTAGCTTTATTTGTGTTTACGATGAACTTTCTAACTACATTATTGCTTAAGCACTATGATTATTTTGGTTTTACTGAAAATTCATCGGCAATACATGGCAGTATCATTTCGTTTTACGCGATAACTTCATATAAATTTATTGATTATTTAGTTAAGAAAATTTCGAATTACAGAGACCAGAAATGATTGTTTGGGAGTTCTTACGTTGGTGAAATTTTGCGTCTACACGAGGTGTTGCTGTACCTATATAGCCTAACTTTCGATTATCATCATGCTATTTTATTTTGCATATCGTAACTGTACGCAACGTAAAGATTTATCATTAGACGGGTTCATCCATGATAGGGTGGTATAAGTTTACTCTAAGTGCATACTTGTAAGCTGCAATTAGATAATTTTGGCATGATATACTGTGTTTAGTAAAAACTTGGTGAGAAGCCTAAATTTCTAATTGTTAACTTAGTTATCGACGCAATATTGAATGATTGTTATTATAAATATTATATGTATACAGTAGGATTGATTCTGAAATGAACCAATATTTAGATCAAGCAAATCGTTGCCCACCTTTAAGTTAATTTAGCGTTGTTGATTAACTCTATTTTCTTCGCCTATAAATTGGTGGGAATGGATTCGTTTGATTTTTATTGGAATACCTATGTCTATTGAATCGATTTTTGCGTTTATATCTATTGTTTTTGTTATCACAATAGTTCCAGGGCCTAATACGCTCTTAATTCTTCATACGTCCTTATCAGCTAGAAAACTTAATGCTTTTTTTAATATTATTGGAATATCTTTAGGCTTCATTATATATGCAATGGTTTCAGCTTTAGGGCTAAGCTTGCTTCTTGCACAGTCTGCAAGTGCTTTTGCATTACTTAAATGGTTAGGCGTAGGATATTTACTTTGGCTTGGTTATAGTCATATCCGAGATAGCGTTAAAGTTGATAGAGTGAATGAGATCTCTGAACTTAAAGTTGAGACATTGCGTCAAAGTTTCATTCGAGGTCTTTTTACTAATTTGCTAAATCCGAAAATTGTAATGTTTTATCTATCGATCTTCCCACAATTTATATCTAAGAACTCGGTAATAACTGACAGTTTAATTTTGGGTATTGTACAAGCACTCATTGTTTCAGCATGGTTTAGCTTGGTTATTTTACTTGCATCTCGTTTGGCGGGTTGGCTGAGCACGAGCATGAATAAAGCACGTTTAAATAGACTTTCAGGCGTCGTATATATCTTGTTTAGTGCTAAGCTTGCGATGCTTAAACTATGAAATAATTAACAGTTAGTTTCGGGCGGATAGGAGTTTTAATTTCTATTCGTCCGTTTGTTATTCTGTCGTAAGATGAAGTACTGAGTTATGAACTCCTCAATCTTTATTACCTTAGCCTAAGAGCTATACTATGCTCTCCAAAACTCCCGCATTATGCAGTGATAAATTGCGCAATCTTTTGAATCGCAGAAATAGCAAAGCTGAAAGATACGCGGTTTAGGTAAATGAAAAAGCAGTGATAATAGAAGAGGCCCTATATGGGCTTTTTTAATGCAACAGAGTTAATATTTGAGTCATATTAGATATGATGAGAAAGTTAGTTTAAGTAAAATATTAAGTATATTCAAAATTTAATATTTATGAAGAGCTAAAATGTTTTTATTGCGATTGGCATATTGATATATAAGAAGTTATTTGTAAATTTAGATATCTAGATAATATTTTAATCATTAGTGAATGAGAAAAAACAGTAGTCATGTTTGTTTTTATATCTAGTCACTGTTTTTGTTTCATGATATAGATATTTGCGAGCGAAATACTGCGTGCCAAAGGTGTTGTAATTTAAGTTTCTTTTAGTGTGAATTTTTCGGTGAATATAGCAGTTTTGATACAGGGAAATGGGTAGGACTGCTTTAGGTTGTACCGTCGGTTGTTATCCTAATCTTCTAGGTGATAGTGCTGCTAGTTTGTGGTGTTGTTAACTGTTTGATTTACAAGACTTTATAAGGAGTGTGTCAATTATTAATATAGTAAATTGTATTGATTATGATTTTTCTACTTGTTGATTGAGGTGGTTAAGAGAGGCTCTATGGAAGCAAATCAAAACAGTACTAGCATGACTCGATATGACAATAAATCATATATGGCACCTATGTTATATATGAGTGGTTTTATTGAATATTATCTTTGGGAAGATGTATGTAATGAAAAGTATGCTCAGATAGTTGCGTACAAGGTGGGTCGTAATAATATCTCTTTAGTTGGTACTACTTATTTTTTTCAATAAAAAAGTATAATCATGGAGGTGTTTTTTTAAATAATGTTTTGGGGTTAGATAGAAGCTTAAATCAGATAAAAATAGAAAATATTAAGATTATATTTATGTTGAAAGCCGTACTTAAACATTATAATCAACTAGCCATTGAATAATGGTTTCAAACAGTATGTAGCAGTACAGTAAATGTTGTCTATAAAAAATATAACAAAGCCTTTATATTACTAATTTTATATTCTTATAGCCACATTATGATTATTAAAGGAGTAGCGTTGCGTAGTAATAAATTGCGCAACGCAGCTAAAAATCAACAATGCGCAGTCCAAATTCTTGGTGTGTGTAACTTTAATCCTGAAACTGTCGTTTTAGCGCATCTACCTAGTACTACTCATGGCATGAGCTATAAATCTGATGACATATGGGCAGTTGATTGCTGCTCAAGTTGTCATGACGTTCTTGATGGGCGAGTACCATTTGAGTGGTTAGCAGGGGAGAAGGAGCAATATATTCTTGCGGCACTGCACACAACATTAATGCGAAGGATTAGAGATAACATTCTAATTATTCAATAGTTATCACAAAATAAAATAGATAAACGGTATCCACGTTAATAATTGTTTAAAGATAACTTTTATTTAGCAGTGTTGGTGAGTCTATGTGGTGGCTATCTTTAATAAAGTTTAACGGTTGTTGTGGCGATGAGTATATAGAAAATGAAGCTGGTGATGTCCAAATTTACAGCTGTGGTTGTTGCGTGCTTTTTGCATAAGGTAATGTCTCTTTAAATAACTAAACGCCTCTTATTCTATAAATAACATAGTGATAAAGGTTATTGTGTTTATAAACATAGGCTTGTTACAGTCTCAGTCAATATTTATATGTTAAGTAAAAAAGATAGAAATTTATTTTAAAATTATTATTGATTTTTATATACTAATAAATCCTTATTAAGGCTGAAATTAAAAATAACTAAATAAGGAGATATTGGTTCATCGTTATGTGTAATTTTATGTTTGTTATTAGTTATAGTATGAACCTATACCTAATAGTAATAAGTTGTTGCTTATGTATTGGTGTAAAGCATGGTTCAATGCAGGCTCTTCTATGGGATCAGTTTTGCTTATTTAAGCAACCACTCTCTATTTTGAGCAACCACTCTATATTGAGTGGTTTTTTTTGTTCAATTAAGAAATTAATATGATTTTTTTATTGCAGTTTAAAATTATAGCTACTTCTTTAAAATAGAGCCCCCAATATATTTAATAGCCTATGTTCACTATTGGCCTCATGGTTATCTCGTCTCTCTGAAATGGGGTGTCAGGGGTAATATGTTCTTCAGTAGAAGCTATCGTGATTATTACTGAAGACATGAGGCATTATGAGCAGAGCAATTGAGTTATTCGCAAGAATGCATGAAGTGCGCAGTGTGACGGCAGATGAACGCGGTCGCCAAACATTAACCGGTGACGTTATCTTAGCTGTTTTTGGTAAGGTCCAACATAAGATGCCATTAGGGATGGATTTGTTGATGGCCAAGTATGTTCACGATGCACCTGCCGCAAATCGTATCATTGATGTTATGGCCACATGGCTGAATGATGAGTCGTTAAAGCGTAAAGACTTAGCGATAGCATTAAGCTGTGTTGCCCTTGATGTATTTTGCGATAAACCAGTAGCCAGTCAAAATCGGCAATTGGCTGCGTTATGGAGAAAGTATAGTGACCAAGCTAAACGTAGCAATCGACTCATTAAGGGATGGCTGGTAAAAACAAAGCAGTTACAACGTAACATTGATGGTTGCAAAACCAAAGCCGCAGAAGAACGACTATTGTCTGCTATCAATGAGTTTGAAGCACTAATCATCAAAGAGCGTCGCCGTATCGATGAATACGCACAAAGTCAGTCCCTAAAATCATCAATCTGTCCTCGATGTAATGGTACCGGTTCAATATTGAATACTGGTGAATGTCCTTCATGCGGTGGTCGCGGTTTGTTTGTTCCTAGTGTTGATAATATTCGCCAACACCTGCGCCATATTGGATTAGGGCGAGTTAGTGACAAACTGTGGGAGAGAGAGCTGAAGCCGTGGTTTGAAAAGTGCTTGGGTAACTTGTATGTGGAGTCTAGTAGCGTAGTCAGTCTACTCTCTGATGAGTTACACAAAGAGCAAGCCAATTAAAAAACATCTTCGGTTATTTGCAAATACGTCAACTAACTTTGTTCGGTATATTGAAGTTCTGTCAACTAAATCTAACTAATAATAAACGGAATTTCAGTCGTCTTGACCCCGCCATAACTAAGGTAATCTATACCAATCATGCTAAACCTCGACCTCTCGTCGGGTTTTTTTTTATGCCTGGAGAAAATGACATGCTTGATAGAGCAACACTCGCAATCACTGCCGGAACTGGTGTTGGTGTGGGGATTGGTGCGACTAAATCAGCAGAAAATGCGCAGTCGATGTTAAATAGCAGCTTTGAGCAGATTCTTAGTGGTCACTTTACATGGTATGGCAGCGACATAATTACTGTTGTAGGTATTGGGTTATCTATTGTTGGTATTGTTGTCACGGTCTATCGCATCAAATTAGAGCGGCGACGTAAATATGCGCTTTAATAAACTCACTGGTGCATTATTAGCTGGAGCTATAGCGGTTACGGGAGCGTTTGAAGGATACCGTCAAATATCATATCAAGATGTAGGCGGAGTTTGGACTGCGTGCTATGGCGAAACATTAGGCATAAAACAAGGAGACAGATTTACCAAAGAACAATGTGATGCAATGATCGCGTCATCGTTGAATAAGCACAACACACCTTTAGAAAATATCCCTCAGCAACTGCCACCTAATGTCCACTTAGCTTCTCTCGATTTAGCCTACAACATTGGTACTGGTGCCTTTAAGCGTTCAACTATGTATCGACACCTACTGAATGCAGATTATCCACCGACCTGTAATGAAATCACAAAGTGGCGATTTGTAGCAGGTAAGGACTGCGCTATTCGCAGTAATCGCTGCTATGGATAGTGAAAAGGCGCAATGTGGTTCAGCAGCTGTGCATGGGAAGTATCAATATCAATGAAGCGTTAGTACAGATAGGTCAAATGCCATTAGATAAGGAAATCGTGGAGGCCATGAATGCTACTCAATAGAGTAAAGACAGCAATGATTGTGGTTCTTATCGCTATTTGTGGCGGTATGGTATTTAAAATCAAACTACTTATAGCCTCCGTTGAGGGAGCAAAACAGGAAGTGGTCACATTATCACTGCAGTTAAGTACTGTTGAATCCATCAAGGATAGCCAATCAAAACAAATTGCGCAGTTAGTCCAAGAGCGCAAAACATTATCAGGTCTGTTAAGCGCAAGAACGGAGAGCCTACACCGTGATAAAGCAAAGCTCAGTGTCGATATCCAAACACTTAAGAAAGCACTATCAACCAATACTTGTTTTAATACTCGCTACCCTAAGTCTGTTATTAAGCGGTTGCACCAGTCCTACTAGTGTTATTACTAAAACCGAAACATTGTATGTCTTACCACCAATAGGGTTAGTTGTTTCATGCTACAAACCCACACTGACAGCAACAACACCCGCTGAATTACCCATCGATACACTCAAGTTAAAGTCTGCACTGCGAGAGTGTGTGCAATATGTCGATGACTATCTTAATTGGCGAAAGCTCCAAGACGAATAGACATTACAAATGGCCTTTACGAGAGTCATTGATAATGTTCCCTCCAATTATCTATCGAGTGCATTATGACAATAGAAAATGAAACCGGACGAATTATTAAGGTCATCGATATATCCGGCAAAGTCGTGTGCGTCATGTTAGCTAATGGCGCCGAGATAGATATTGCTACAACTCATGAGGTCAAAGTCGGTGATTGGGTAGTGGAGGGAGAGTTAAGCCAAGAGCTAGCAAGTAAGTAGATAACTATATGGCCAATGATTGGAAACAACTACAACTGCAGTTCTTAGCTGATAACGATAAGACAAGTATTACAGCTAGAGAATGGTGTCATCAACGAGGGCTTAATTATCAATCTGCACGTCGCTATATCAAAATGCGCAATGCGCAATCTGAAACTGCGCAATCAAAGACAGTGCGCAAAGTTGAAAATATAAAGGGAGAGAATGAATCGGTAAAAAAAACTGATTCACTCTAAGTCTGAGCCTGCAAATAAAGCGAAACGCAAAAGGAAATCTAGCTCTTATAAGTTTAAAAATGGTAAGCCTGGTAATCCACATCCTTCTCAAAGTTTTGAAGTTGGCAATCAGCATGCGCGTAAACATGGTGGTTATTCAGCACGTTTTGACGATCAATCTCTATTCGATGAAGCCGCTCAAATGTCACTTGAGGAAGAGTTAAAACTGTGTCGCGCTCGTGCTTTGAACTGTATTGATACGATGAAGAAGATTCGTGCTGATATGGCTAATGCAGATTCTGTTGATCAACGTATTGAGCTTTACAACGCGATTACCTCGACAGAACAAGCACTCGATAGAAATGTAGTTCGCATTGAATCTATCACTAAAACCCTTTCATCTATTCGTATTGATATCGTTAATGATTGCTGAATTACAACACACTGGCTCTGATGGCTTGATGTCATGACCCAACAAGAGCAAATCGACTACATCCAAGTGCGAGTTGGCAATAAATGGTGGCGACTGAACAACCTTTACAAAGTTGAAAATGAGGATGGTGACTTAGTCACGTTTACGTTGCGACCGGCTCAAGTTTTATTGTTTAAGTTAATGGCACACAAGAACATCATTCTTAAAGCACGTCAGCTTGGATTCTCAACGGCCATCGATATTTATCTGCTCGATGAGGCGTTATTTAATAAGAACATTAAGTGCGGCATCATCGCTCAAGACCAAGGTGCTGCAGGTGAGATTTTCCGTACCAAGATAGAAGTGCCATTTGATAATCTTCCTGAATGGCTAAAAGTAGAATTTCCAATTAAAGCACGTCGCTCTGGTGCAAGTGGTGGCTTCATTCTCTTTGAAAGTGGCTCAAGTATTCAGTGTGCAACGTCATTCCGTTCAGGAACGGTGCAACGACTTCACATTTCAGAGCATGGAAAGATTTGTGCTAAGTATCCGCAAAAGGCTAAGGAAGTTAAAACGGGTACCTTAAATGCCATTCACCAAAATGCTATCTGTTTCATTGAATCCACAGCTGAAGGTGTGGGTGGTGATTTTTACTCAATGAGCATGAGGGCATTAGATTTACACAATTCAGGTACTGCTTTAGGGTCACAAGATTATAAGTTTCATTTCTTTGCGTGGTTTCAAGACCCTAAATACTCAGAGCCTCTTCCTCAATCTGGATTACAGCTGAGTAAATATCATCAAGAATACTTTGCAGCTGTTGAGTCAGCAATGAAGGTCACGTTAACTGATGAGCAGAAACAATGGTACATCAACAAAGAACAAAGCCAGGGCGAGGAAATTAAGCAAGAGTTTCCCTCAACGCCACAAGAAGCTTTCTTAACTTCTGGCCGTCGTGTGTTTGATGCTATTCGCGTGATGAATGCAGAAGCTCATACCACGAAGCCACTTATCATTTACGATATTGAGCCTGTAAATGGCATCAAGACGAAAGCCCAATCAATGCGTGAAGCTGATAATGAAAAGCTGCAGCGTAATTTGCTCAATATGCTGCTTGTGTGGGAGCTGCCTGATACTGATGAAGAATATGCGATAGGTGTCGATATTGCTGAAGGCCTTGAGCATAACGATAGAAGTTCATTTGATGTGGTTAAGAAAACGACCGGCGAACAAGTGGCGCATTGGTTTGGTCATTTAGATGTTGAGATGTTCGCGTCACTCGTTCGTCATGTTGGCTATATGTATAACACTGCCTTTGTTGGACCTGAGCGAAACAATCATGGCCATGCGTTCTTACAAAAATTCCGCGATATCTATCCGGTTCGTCGTATCTACCAAGAACAGTATATTGACCGTGATAACGATAATGACACGCCTAAATTAGGTTGGCTAACAACAAAACAATCTAAGCCCATCATCATTGAAGGTTTAAAAGAACTGTTACGCACTCAAACAAGTGGTATTCGTTGGATTGGCACTATCTCTGAGCTCAATGTCTACGTGTACGACAGCAAAGGCGCAATGAATGCTCAAGTTGGCTGTTATGACGATCAACTTATTAGTTACGCCATTGCTCAAGAAATGCGAGCACGTATGCCAAAGCGTGTTAAATCTGATGATGACCAGCCAGCCAAAGATAAACACTGGATGACCTATTAATGAAAGTAGACCAAAGTAAATTGCTCGACATCATGTCTGACATTGATGGCCAACCAGATTGGCGCTCTGCAGCCAATAAAGCGGATGCTTATTACGATGATGATCAACTAGAGGCTGAAGTGCTAAAAACGTTGAAAGAACGAGGGCAACCAATAACTGTTCAAAACTTAATAAAGCCTGCAGTTAACTCTGTTCTTGGTATGGAAGCCAAGACGCGTACTGATTTGTTGGTCATGGCAGATGATCCAGATGATGAAATGGAAGAGTTAGCCGAAGCATTGAATGCCGAGTTTGCTGATGCTTGCCGTCTTGGAAAATTAGATAAAGCTCGTTCGGATGCTTATGCCTCACAATTGAAAGCCGGTATTGGTTGGGTAGAGTGTTTCCGTAATCCAGACCCTTTTGGCGCAAAGTATAAAATTCAAAATGTGCCGCGTGATGAGGTCTATTGGGATTGGTTAGCAAAGCAGCATGACTTATCTGATGCTCGATGGTTAATGCGTTACCGTTGGACTGATATGGATGAGCTGATAACCATGGTTCCTAATAAGCGCGCTATTATTGAGCAAGCCGTGAACTCATGGAATAATTTTGTCGATGTCGATCATATTGCAGGTTTAGACCCTCAACTGCAGAGTGGCTACAAAGAATACAGTGCTTGGACTCGCAGTGAATCAGAATGGTTAAGCCAAAATCGTAAACGTATTCGGCTGCAGGTGATTTATTACCGTAGCTTTGAGCGTAAACCCGTAATTGAACTCTCTGATGGTCGCGTTATTGAATACCAGTCTAGTAACCTCGCTCATGCAACAGCGGTTGGAATGGGTAAAGTTCAGCTTCGTATGGCGCAGATTAATCGTATCAGTGAAAGTTGGTATACAGGACCGCATCATTTAGGGGATAAAGAATGTTCTGCTCCCCAAGGAATGTGGCCACTTGTTCCTTTCTTTGGGTACCGAAAAGCATCATCTGGTGAACCTTATGGCATTGTTGCTTCATCAATTAGCGCGCAAGATGAAGTGAATTTTCGTCGCAGTAAACTCACGCAGTTATTACAGTCGCCATTGATTATTATGGATGAAGATGCAACCAACATGAGTACTCAGAAAGTCATTGAAGAGATTGATAAGCGTGGTGTGGTAAAGCTTAACCCAAATAGACGTAATCAAAAGACAATGGCTGAAGTGTTTCAAATCAATCGAGATACGGAGGTTTCAAACCAACAGTTCTCAGTGATGCAAGATTCTATGCGTCATATACAAGATGTAATGGGAGTCTCACCGTCTTTTCTAGGCCAAGATGATGGTGCTAAAAGTGGTATTGCCATTGCTAATATCGTTGAACAAGGCGCAACAACGCTTGCTGAAATCAATGATAACTATCGATTCTCATGTCAATTAGTGGGAGAGCTCATTCTTGGCTACGTCATTGAAGATTTGAAGAGTAAGCGTAATAAGAAGGTCGTTGTTAACCGTGATGACAAGATGAAACGCAAAACTGTTGTTATCAATGAAGAAACAACGGATGGCATGAACAATGATATTTCTCGTTTACGCTCTCACATTGCCTTAGCCCCAGTTCAACAAACATCAGCTTATAAGTCTCAACTTGCTGAACGTATGATGCAAATGACCTCACAATTACCACCTGAAGTACAAAGTGCAGTGATTGACCTGGTACTTGAATTGAGTGATGTACCAAATAAAGCTGAGTTTATGGAACGTGTTCGTGGTGCATTAGGTGTGGGTAAAGATGCGGAAGATATGACACCAGAAGAACAACAAGCAGCAGAGGCTCAGGTGCAGCTGCAACAAGAACAACAAGCGCTAATGATGCGAGAGCTTGCCGCTAAAGTTGGTAAGCTTGAAGCTGAAGCTCAACGAACGGCAGCACTTGCTAACAAAGAAAGTGTAGTTGCAGATAGTCAGCGTTATACCAATGCTAAGACGCAAGCAGAAACAGGTAAGATTTTAACTGAAATGGAAAAAGTAAGTGGTGAAGTTGGGCTAGTTAAGCAAAATATGTTAGTAAATCTTCAGCAACAAATTGATTCTATAGAGGTTTAATTTTACTTTTATATTGAAAATAAGAATATTTACTCTAATAAATATGGTGTATAAATATACCTGAGATATGAAACATGACGTGTAGATAAGGACAAATAACCACATGGAAGTGGGTATAACAAGTAGAATTCCCCCCATCGTTATAATGTAGTTGTCGTCTTGACTCTACCTAAATCTAATATACTCTGATTCCATTATCTAAAGCCGCACCCGAAAGGGATGTGGCTTTTTTTATGCCTGTCTTTAGGGATAAGTGCTTTGCTTAAAGCCTTTATCCGCACAGACAGCGATACGTCTACAACCGGAGAAGTTAACCTATGACGATTGAAATTACAGGTAATGAAACACTCGATGAACTAGAGGCAATATTGGATAGCCTTGATGATGCTGAAGTGGTTGACGAACCATTACCAGCAGTATCTGAGCCTGTTATTGCTGAAGTATTATCAACTGAACCAGCAGTACTACCATCAGAAGGCGATAATCAGAAGGCGATACGAACGTAGTCCCACCAACTACGGATGATGTAATTGTTGATCAGAGTGAAGAACTATCCTGAGTTAGCCCCATTCATTACAAGTCTGATGGCAAAGATTGATGCGGTCACTGCTAATACAGCACCTGTTACTGAAGTATCAACCAACAATCCTGTATTAGATGATATTAAATCAAATACTGATTTGAATGGTTGGATGGATGAAAAAGGCGATAAATGGGCTCTCGCGCTCGATATTGATGATCGTTTGTTAGTCGATCCAACGTGGTCAGAAAAGCCACAGCGTGAACGTTTTGAAGAGGTAGTTCGTCGAACGAAAGCTGCCTTTGGAGAAACACTGTCTACTCCTGAACCCGAGCCTGAAGTTGAACCGGTACTTGAGCCAGTAGTAGATGACATTAAAGTTCGTGAGGTGGCAGAACAAAAAGAGAAAGCCACAGCGGAATCTTTACCAGAGAGTCCGTCACTTGTAGGCGCATCCAATCAACATCAGGGAACGGTGTTGCAACAGGCAATCAATATGAACAATGCTGATTTGCAAAACCTGATGTCAACAATGACGCCTGATCAAATTGATGCGCTCTTAGAACAAGCTGATTTTTAACTATCAGTTCATTACATACCTAAAAACCCGCCATAGTGCGGGTTTTTCTGTTTCTAGGAGTTGCTATGACAACTATTACGCCAGCGCAGGCGAAACATTTACAAGAAGTTGCGCTGTTTACTGCTGCCAACCGAAATCGTAGTTTTGTGAATATGCTGACGGAAGAAGCACCAAAGCAAGCCATGGGCGATAAGAAAGGTAATACCCAAACGTCAGCACATGCCCCAATTGTACGTATTTCAGATTTAACTAAGCAAGCGGGTGAATCTGTTGATATGCAGATCATCCATAAACTCTCTAAGCGTCCAACTATGGGAGATAAGAAGCTAGAAGGACGTGGTGAGAACCTTGAGTTCTCAAGCTTTGAACTGAAAATCAATCAAGGTCGTCATATGGTTGATGCTGGTGGCAAGATGAGCCAGCAACGAACAACGCATCAGATTCGTAAATCTGGACGTACTTTGCTCGGTCCTTATTTTAATGATCTACAAGATCAAGCGGCTACCATTCATTTAGCCGGTGCGCGTGGTGATTATTTTGATGATGACATTATTGTTCCACTTGAAGGTCACAATGAATACAGTGATATTTTAGTTAACGATATTTTGCCACCAACCTATGACCGTCATTTTTTTGGAGGGGATGCGACATCATTTGAAAGTATCGATTCTGCTGATATTTTCAATATGGATGCAGTGGATAATCTCAGCCTTTATCTAGAAGAAATGGCACATCCTTTACAGCCGATTCGTTTTGGTGCGGATGAATTAGCCGGCGATGAGCCTTTCTACTTACTCGAAGTAACACCTCGTCAATGGTCAACATGGCAGAAAACATCGAGCTATAAAGATTGGCAGCAGCTAACTGCAGCAGCGCTTAACCGTAGTCGTAATTTCCGTCATCCGGTTTTTGCAGGTGAATGTGCAATGCGCAGCAATATCTTAGTGCGCAAGTATAAAGGGATGCCAATTCGTTTTAATCAAGGCTCAGCAGTAAAAGTATCAAATAATGATAATGCAGCAACGGTTAAACAAGTTGAAGCAAAGACCACTATTGATCGTGCCATTCTTTTAGGAGGTCAGGCACTAGCGAATGCATGGGGCTCAACCTCAAGCGGTAATCAATTCAAATACACAGAGAAAAAGGTGGACCATGATAACGGTACTGAGATTTCTATCGCATGGATGAATGGTCTTAAAAAGATCCGCTTTGCTGATAAAAATGGGCGTATCAATGACCATGGTGTGATTGCACTCGATACAGCTGTCACGCTGTAATTCATTCACAAAATATGCGTGATGATATCTCGCATTTATAGAGAGATTTGTTATGGCTAAAGTCATCGCACAAACCATGCGAGATACTGTGTATGCAGGTGCGGCAGGTAATTTAAGTATTGCCTTTGGTAAAGTGGATGTAAAAGCAGCAGTCATTGGCACTGAAATTGATACGCTTGAATTACCGATTGGCTTAGAGGTTGTAGGTGTTCGAGTCGCAACAGAATCAGGTTTAGGTGCTGGTGTGAAACTGGATATTAAATTAAATAACAACGTTATTGTATCTGCAGTAAATGTTGCCGCTAAAGGGTCGGTTGTTATCCCGATTCAACCACTTTATCTATTCGAGAAAACAGTGCTTACGGCTGTGGTTAAAGGAACGATAGCAACGGGATCCGTGTCGATTATGCCTGAGTATGTGTCTGTTGGTTTTTAACTATCAAGTAAACAATGATAAGCGCTCTTTATGGGCGCTTTTTTTATGGGGATAACCATGTCAAAGATTACCATTGCCTATATTGGTGATAAGCCATTTAAGAAAGACACAATCACCGGTTCCTTATTGATATTTCCGCAAAATAAGCCAGTAGATGTAGAAGCTGATGTTGCTTACATGCTGCTGCAATATCCAAAAGTATGGGTACGAGAAGAGCAGGTTGAACTGATTCAATCTGAGTTAAAGATAGAAGCTGATGATAAAGAACAACAAGAACTTGAACGACAAGCGCAGTTCGCGGCAGAGGTTTACGCTAATAGCATGGAGGTTGAACTGACAGGCCAGTCTATTGATTTATCAAAGATGACGTCAGCAAAATTAGCCACATTGATTGAAGCCAATGACCTTGATATTGAGGCTAAAGGATCTCAGGAGTCTGTTGACGATTTCCGATTACGCGTCCGAAATACTATTCGAGGGTAGATAAATGGTACCAGTATCTGATTTTCTACCCACATTACGTATGTTAGTTGATGTTCCTGTTCCTGGCCTGATGGAGATGGCCATTGTTAAAGCGGCACAACGGTTTTGTCGTGAAAGCAAAGTGATAGTTAAAACGCGTCAGTTTGATGAAGTGTTTGATTGTCAGTCTGTATCAGTGATTGGTATTGGAACACCACAATTAAAAGGCGCTGGTATTGTTAGTGTCACAAGCAAAGGTCTGCCTTTAAAAGCTGGATATGATTTTGTCATCGTCAGTCGAGATGATATTACTTTTACTGCTGATTTTAGTGATGTGGTTATCACCGCAATGGCCGAGCCTATTATGAATGCAGATCAACTACCAGAGGTGTTACTGCATGATTATGTAGATGGTATTTGTGCTGGTGCTGCGAATCTTTTGCAATTGCAACCAACAACACCATGGTTCAATCCTGATTTAGCGCAATACAATCATCGGGAATTTATTAGTGCTATCTGTCAAGCCTATCGCTATGCAATAGAACATACGCCAGCCCTTGAGCTTAATCATTCTGCCTGTCGTCGGGAGTTTTTCTAATGATTTCCGTCAATACATTATTAACTCAAGCAGCGACAGTATTGGTTGATCCGTTGTTCGTTCGTTGGACAAAGCCTGAATTACTCTATTACCTGAATGAAGCTTTGAGTGCGGTGATCACTTATAAGCCAAGTGCCGTTGTTGCTCGAGCCAATATTGAAGTTGTAAGAAATCCTGTTTCGTTGCCTGATGATGCCCATATGTTGCTATCGATTGAGCAAATTGGCGCAGTACGAGGGCCGTTCACACCAATAGAGACCTTAGACCGTTTTTATCCTGATTGGCGAACAAGTCAGGGACAGCCTAAATGTTGGACCAAAGCAACAGATGAGTTGACATGGTTTTGGTTATATCCGGCACCAGATAAACCAACGCTGATTAAAGTTCAATATAGTCAGTTGTTAACGGCCACTGAAGGTAGTGATCTTCGTATGGCAATTATCTACAGTGGGATGTTGCTAGATTTCATGTTGTATCGTGCTTTTAGTAAAGATGCTGAAAATGCCAGTGAAGCTCAGAAAGCAGCAACACACTACCAAACCTTTAATGCAGCACTAACAGGAAAGGTCACAACAGACCGAGTTAAGCAACGAGCATTAAAACAAGCAGCGATAGAGTAAGGCATGATTCAAATAGATCTATCCGCCTTCATCAAGTCAGAATGGGTGAATTTTTCAATACACTTACACCAGATGATATTGATCCAATAAGTGAGTAGTCGATGCTAATTACTATTCCTCTAATGCGTGGTGAAATACCACGACTAAAACCACATTTATTACCGAATGAAGCTGCAGTTATTGCTAAAGATTGTTGTTTTGAAAATGGCATTATTAGTCCGTTATTTAATGATGCTAAGGTGGGTACATTACCTTTATTTGCAAAAACATTATTTAAATATATCGATGAACACTGGTTTTTATGGAATAAGCCGATTGAAGCTATTCATAATCCAATGGCGCAAGATAAATGGCAACGAGTGTATTTTACTGGAGAAAACAAACCTAAAGTAACAGCACAAGATATAGCGATTGGTGTTGTTAATCCGGCAGCTAGTTATGATTTAGGTGTACCAGCACCAAGTTCTGCACCTGTAATTAATCGCATAGATAGTTCAACAGGTAGAGAACCTGAAGCGGGACAGGCTGCCATTTTTGATGATGAAACTCGTTATTATATTCAAACATTTGTGACACGTTTTGGCGAAGAAGGTGCACCATCGAAGCCAAGTGTTGAGATATTAATTGAAAAGCCAGGCTCGACTATTTACGTCGGTTTATCGCGTCTTAATGCTAATACACATAACATCACGCACACTCGTTTATATCGGACGGTTACTAGCAGCGTTGGTGCTGAGTATATGCTTGTTGCAGAATTGCCCATTGCACAAATTGAATATATTGATAGCGTTGCCACACTTAATGCTCCTATTTTAGAAACATGGCAGTACGATGTACCTGATGAAAATATGCGTGGGCTTTGCGTGATGGCCAATAGGATTTGTGCCGGCTTTGCAGGCAATGAAGTCATGTTTTCTGAAGCATTCCTACCTTATGCGTGGCCTAAACAATATCGAGGAACAACAGATCACCTGATAGTGGGTATTGCAGCTATTGGTACGAGTTTAGTGGTCGTGACTAAAGGGTATCCTTATATATTTAGTGGCATTACACCTAGTGCAATTAATGGTACCAAAATAGGCAGTGAGCAAGCTTGTGTGAGCAATGAGTCAATGGTTGTTGTCAATGGCACCGTAATTTATGCATCTCCTGATGGGCTTGTTGCCATTGGTTCTGATGGTGCAATAACGATCACAGATCAGTTAATGACAAGGCGACAATGGCAAACTAAGCAGCCCAATACGATAAAAGCATGAGCCTCTGAAGGGATGTATATTGCTTTACATGATGGTGGTGGGTTTATCTTCGATCCTGTATCTCAAGATTTTCGAGAGTTATCAAATCGATGGGATTGTGCTTACGCAGATTTAGAACGAGATCAATTGGTCATAGTTCAAGGTAATGAAATGCACCTTTGGCAAGGGGGCGATAGTTATTTATCTGGGCAATGGCGTAGTAAAGTTTTCCAATTACCCGTGGATTCATTGATGTCATGTGCTCGAGTGGTGTCGACTGAGATTAGCATGCTGTCATTGAAAATTTTTGGTGATGGTAAGCAAGTCTATTCTTTAAGCCAAGGTGAGATACCGCATAACGGTTTTCGGTTACCTGCTATTCGAGCTACAACTTGGCAAATTGAAGTCAGTGGGCGTGCTGAAGTTGAATGTTTGATGTTGGCGAGCTCTATGCAGGAGCTAATGTAATGGTTTCTCCAAAGAATACTATGAAGTCAGGTTTTCGTGGTGGTCGTGATAATGCTGCAATCCAAGAAAACATTGAGTTATTAACTGGGAAGCGAGGCAACGGATTAGATCGCGCAATCACAATGCGTGAACTCGCTAGCTTAGGATTAATTAGTGTGAGTCGCCACAGTAATGGAATGATCATTCCTAAGCCTGTCCCTCCTATAATGCCCGATATTCATGCGCTAGTTGATATACCTCATATACCGATTGGTTTTGCTGCTTTAGGCGGATTTAGTGCCATTATGTTGGAGTGGAAAAATCCAACCTTTAATGGTTTTTCTTACGCTGAGTTGTGGCGAGCAATACCTAATGCTGATGGCTCAGTTCCGCATTTAGAACAAGCCGTACTGATTGCTACAACACCAGCGACTGTGTTTGGCGATATTGTTTATCCTGGCTCTACATTCTATTACTGGTGTCGGTTCGTTAATATTAACAATATTGCAGGGCTATACAATCATGTTAATGGAGTGAAGGTTTCTACTAGTCCTAATCTTAGCGATATTATTGATGATATTGGTGAGCAGATGAAAGCATCTGAATTAATTCAAGGTTTAGTTACTGATATTTCGGTGGGTGATAAGGTAGCTAATGACGCGATTAAAGATGCTAAAAAGACGTTGAATAACACTATTGCAAGAGTCGAAACTGAGTATAAAGCTGCGAATGTAATATTAACCGGTTCTGTATCTAGTTTATCTCAGGTTGTGACGACAGCAGATCGGACACTCGCAACAAAAATAAATAAAGTAGAGTCTGATTATAAAAGAGCGGATACCACGACAAACGCTGCGGTTACTGCTTTGACCAAAACGGTTACTGATGGTGATAGGGCGTTGTCTGAACGTGTTAACCGTGTTGAAGTTGCATATAAGGCTAGCGATAACACATTATCAGGTGCAATTACTGCACTTAATAACGTAACAGCTGAACGTAACAGAGTAGTTTCTAATAAGGTTGATACGGTTCAATCGAGTCTTAATAATGTTACTGCAACCGTTCAACAAAATAGCCAATCTATCAGTTCTCTTAGTCAGGGTGGCTCGATTGCACATAAAGCAATGTGGAGTACAAAAGCACAAGTAGGTGCTATTACCGCAGGCATCGGTATTTTGGCTAAATCTGACGGTACAAGTCAGGTTGCTATTTCGGCTTCTCAATTTGTTGTATTCGACCCTCAAAAGCCTAATAGCCATACTCAGCCACTTTTTGCCATTGATAACGGCAATGTCATTATTCCTAAAGCATTTATTGAAAAAGCAACAATTCAGATATTAAACGCACAAACGATTGTTGCCGATAGGATTAAAGCGGGCATTAGTATCAACGCGCCTACTATTACTGGAGGCTCAATTACAGGAGGTTGGGCTCGATTTGGCCCTGGTGGTAATCATAATGGATACCACACCGCGATTTATAGTAACGGACATCTTGTGACAAACAATATTACTGCTCATGGCGGGAGATTTAACAACGTAACAATTAATTCTAACTGCAATGTACTCGGTACTATTTATGCTAACAAGATTGTTGGCGACTTAACAACGGGCATGGCCCGTTATACAAGTGGTACTTGGCGCTCCACGTGGTGGACTACTGTTGTTCTAATGAATATTCGTGCATCTTCAGCATAAAAATCAAGAACTCTTGTATTCAATGGAGGTCCACTTAGTCTCATAACGCATGGTGGAGATGGAAATAGTCTCACTATAGGTCATTGGCGAGTTCTTATTGGTGGGCATGAAGTCGCTGCGGGAGTTATGCAGATCTCGGATTATACTTCACGCACAATTGAGATTGATGTGCCAACAGCAGGAAAGAATATAGGTACAGGATCTTCCTATGTGACTCTTCAAGCGCGTTGGTTACAGGGTAGAGGTCACATAAGGTGGAATCATACTTATGTTGCCTTTGCAGTTGTTAATGGCTCTGAATTCTATTGAGTTAATTAAAGAGACTCAAATATAAACATAAAAAAACACAATGGGATAGTCATCGTGACAAATTACTCCCAATTATCCAAGCTACGAAAAGGCGGAATTCGCATTTGTTCAGTGATGAAATCGATGAGGCTCTATCAAATGATAGGGCCTTTTTATTTGTCGGTGAAGATGGTTTCTTTGTGCTGCAACCAACATCAAGTAAAGGCATAGTTACCGTTAATGTCATGTTTGCTTTTAACTGGGAAAGTAATGCGATTACACGTTATCAGTCCATTATTGAGCAGTTATCTCGTGAAATCGATGCAAGAGAATTAGAGTTGTATACCGTTGTTAAAAGCTTGGTTCCATTGCTTGAACAACAGCATTGGCAATTAACTAATGACGATAGAGTTATGCGCTTTATCAAACCGTTATAGGAGTTGGTATGGGTGGTGGTGGCAATAATAAAGTAGAAGAAACAACGGCACAGAAATCAGCGGCAGAGGTTGCTAATCGGCAATGGGAGATCTATCAAAATGATTTAAAAGGTTTTGAAGATAACTTTATTCAACGTGTTGATAATTATAATTCTTCACAAAATATGGATAAAACAAAACAAGATACGGGTTTGGCTTACGCTAAAAGTTTTAGTGATTCTCGTAGCGCCGCTAATAAACAATTAACAGCTTCAGGTATCGATCCAAGTAGCAGTAAGTATCAACAAGTAATGTCTGAGATGTCATCAGAGCAAGCAATAGAGCAAGCTGATACGGTTAATCGTGCTCAAACAGCAGAGCAAGATAAACATATGGCAGGGCTGCAAGATGTTACTGCAATTGGCATGGGACAAAAATCTGAGTCATTAGCTGGCATGGGGGATGTTGCGACATCAAGTCTGCGTAAAGCAACGTTTGATGCTCAAAATGCCTTCAATCGAAGAGCTGCTAATAATCAATTAATCGGTACAGTTGCTGGTGCCGGTGTTTCTGCTGGTTTGCGTGAAGTAGGACCTATGTCATCAGGCTCAAGTATGGATGGTATCTCGACGATGAAATCACGACCTACCTATGATCATGAAACTAATCCATTTGGCACCATGATTTCTTAAGGAGTAAATGATGGGTATTGCAGCAGACACCTACGCAGAATTAACACGCAAAATGTATGAAGATTGGGAGCAGCGTTTTTACCCTAAACAAAAAGAGTTGCTAGAAAAGGCATCAACAGGACAACTGGCATCAGAACAACTATCACGTGTTGATGGCAATATGCAAAACTCCTTACGTGCAGCAACGCAGTCAAATACCAATAAGATGGCACGATTTGGCGTAACAGCAGAGCTAGATTCTAACAGTGAAGCAAGGCATGCATTAGGAATTGCAGGCGGTAAGAATGCTATTCGTACTCATGCGAAAGAGCAATCAATGTCGATATTATCTGGTGCGAATATGGGATTACGCCAAAAAATGAATGTTGGTGGGGGGATGTGATGTCATACAGTATTTTATCCCTAGGCAGTGATACACGTAAGCAAGCCATGTCTGGTCTACGTAATGCTGCGGATAGAGAAGAACGAATGGAAAGTGCGAATAAACAACTTAAGACAGCTGAACGAACACAAAAAATGGGTGCAATTGGTACAGGAGCTGCAATTGGTACCTCAATTATGCCTGGCATTGGTACAGCTATTGGTGCCGTAGGAGGTTTCATTCTTGGTGAATTATTTTAAGGTGGCCTTATGGGCTTAGATACGCGCGGATTTATGGATGGGGCACTACGTGGCTTTGATTTAATGGAACGACGCTATGATCGCCAAGATAGAAAAGAGGACCGACAACGTAGCTTACGCCAAGCGGATGAAGACAGAGCTGAAAATAAGCGTAGATATACAGACAGTGTTGAACGACAGAGTCGACTTGATTTAAACAATGAAGAACGTTATCAGGATCAGCTCGCTCGACAAAATCGCATAGAAAACCGTAGTGCAGTAGCAGACCAATCTCGTATTGAATATAACAATACACGCACCTCACAGCTGAAGCGTCAGCAATTTATTAGTGATAATTCGGTATTATTGGATGCCGGTTGGCAGAAGTTTCAGCAAACAGGTGAACTGGATGAAATTTTTGATGATCCCAATGTTAAAGGTGGAGCGTATGATATTCGCCGTTATACGCCGAAATTAATGAATTCATTTAAGAGTCTTGAAGTTAATATGCCTAAAGTTCTTTCGGGAGAGTTGAGTGCAGATAGTTTAGTTGATGATTTAGATGTTATTTATCGTTCCAACTTAAATGCATCCGTTGGCTCTAAAGATGCGTCAGGTAAAGTCATTGCTTCAACTAAACTAGCTCGCGTTACTCAACAAGCGGATATTGATCCAAATCGAGAAGGTGAACAGCCAGGCTTGGTTCTTGGCATGGAAGTATTTTATGAAGATGGTAGTTCTGGTGGAATTCGGCCTGTTACTCAACATCGTTCTACTGATAAAAATGATAGTGTTATGGTGATCCCACTTGAATCTGCAATGAAGGATTTAACTGGGCAGATGAATATGGCACGTAAAGTATCATCCTCTCAGTATTATAATAAGTTGTTTAAGTCTCAAGACAGTAAAGCATCAATTGAATTTCAAAAAGAATACCGTAAGGCTGTGAATGATGTTTATAGCAATAGTGAAAATGCTAAAGCTAAGTTAATAGAGAGTGCTGGTGGCATGATGACACCTGAACTTCAGCAGCAAATGGATAGTCTTGATGAACAAGTAAAAACGCGATTAGGACAAGTTGATGCACTTTACAATAAGCAGGGGAATGATGGTCAAAACACTCAAATTTCTGCTTCTCAGCCAACTTATAAAACATGGGCAACAGATGCTCAGAAATTAGCATTTATTGATGCGTTAGCTAAACGCGGCGAGGACCTATCAAAGGCTACACCAGAAGTGCTTGATGCAGCGTATATCTCGATAATGAATAATAAAAAACAAGAGCAGTTTGCCACTGATGCGGAATCATTGCGGATGCGGTATTACCAAGCGGTGCAGTAATATTATTTCGTTGCACTGATAGGATTGTTATTAAATGACCACTCATCGAGGTGGTTTTTTTATGCCATTTTTATGAGGTTTACATGAGAGAAAGATTATTAGGCAGCGATATTGATCCTAAAGCAACGGTTCAAGCCCAAACTGATATGACTAATGTTGGGGCGGAATATCATTTACCTGAAGGCTTTTCACTTGCTAATTTTCAGCCTCGTGAAGTGAAAAACCATGAGGTGAGTTTACTTGATGGCGCAAAAGCTTTTGTAAGTGGAAGATTGCGTTCATTAGAGGGGGCATCTGAAGTACAAGAGCAAGTGTTGAATGTCTTAAATGATAAGGCAAATGATGATGGAATGATGTCTAGTGTTGCCTCTACAGCGCAAAATATACCATTAGTTAGAGCGGCAATGGCAACGACACCTTATATAAAAGACACGTTCGGTTCAGCGGCAAAAACAGTAGAAGATAGTTTAAGTGATGATGCAAAGGCGGCTTCTAGAGAATTAATTGCATGGAAAGAAGGAGATAACTGGAAAGTGTCAATGGATCCTGCTGTGTGGGGGGTTCAGTTCAGTAAGTCTATGGGTTATATGTTGCCGACTATTGCTACAGCATTGACGACTGGAGGGGTGTCAGCGACTGCATTATTACCAAATATCACCAATGCTATGATACGTTCTGGGGCTAGTGCAACATTAGCGTCTAAAGCTGCACCTATTGCACTTAATATGCTAATGAAAGCATCAACTGTCGGGGTTGGGATGTGTACTGATTTAGGTGCTCAAGGCGTAGAGTCTAATAATGGTGTGATAGATGCAGATCATCGTCAGTTAATGAAATCTCAGCATTATCAAGATGCTTTTATTGAGATTGATAGCGATCCTAAATATGCACATTTATCTGATAGTGAGAAGTTTGGCCTAGCTAAAGAGACCGTGAGTAATCAGGCATCTCGAGCCACAATGACGGATCCTCGTAATGTTGCGGCTAGTGCTGCAGCAACAATGCTTGGTGATGTGCCTTTGGCCAACGCTGTACTTAAAGGTTTTAAACATAGTGCTGGAGGATTGCGTGGAGCTTTAGGTGGAACCGCTGAAGGTATCCTTCGGGAAGCACCAATGGAAGCTGTTCAAGAAGGAATACAACAACGAGTCAGTAACGATGTTTCTAATGAATATCAAGGGACGGATATTGAGCCAAACCAAGGTGTTGTTGAAGCTGCTGTGAGTGGTGGTTTAATGGGAGCTGCGGTGGGGGGAGGCATGGGCTCGATTGGTGGTTTACGAGGTAAATCTCAAATAGAGTCGATGTCTGATTCCCCTGTACCTGAAATGCCAATAGATAATAATGCTATCGACGTTTCTTCCACCAATGATTTAACACCAGGTAATTCTACAAACACTTATCCCAATGACTTTGAAAACATACCGGCTAAAAATCGTCAACAAGAAACAGATATCAATGAAACAGCACCAGAGCTAGAAATTGATAATGAAGTTGAGTCTGCCTCAGACAATGATACCACCCTTGATGTAAATCCAGACTTGGCCACAAGCATCTTTAATGAAACAGAGACACAAAATGATTTAGATATCCCTGCTTATCTACGTCAACCAGTAAAGCAGAATGAAACAGTTATCAGTGCTGATGAGCCTTTACCTGAAACAACAAATACTGATGTAGTTGTCTCAGAGTCACGACCTGACGTTATCTATGGTCATGATAAACGAGTAACACAGGATCCAACTATTTATGACAAGCAGGTTGGTGAACCCCAATTTGAGGGTGGGATACCTAAGAATAAATTACGCCAATTAAAGTATTTAGCTAATCGGCGTAATGCAAAAATCCCATTAGCTTTACAGCCACTGAAAGGTTCTGGTCGTTTTACTCGTCCTGAATATCGTAGTCGCTTAGTCTCTATTGCTGATGAAGCAATCTCATTAGGTAATAGTAAAAGTGTCAATGTACAGGTTGATTCAATATCAGATGCAATCACCAAACTAGGAGGTGTAAGTCGTACATCGGCACAAGCTGATGGTATTGATTCTGCAGCTTTCAAACGTAATAAGCTGTTTTCTGCCACAAAGGGACGTACTTTTGATGAGTTAGCTGAAGTGCTGAATGAACATGGATATAGATCGCGTGATGGCGGTAAGTTAGACGCTAATGCAGTGCTTGATCTTGTCGACAGTGAAGTTAATAACAATGAGCGTCACTTTAGCAGTCAATCAGGTATGTTAACGGAAACCGATCACGGTTCGGCTTTTAATGAATTTGTCCGTGAGTATGGTGCTGAACGTGTTAAAACGGCAATAAGTAAGGCCTTGCAAGGTAACCGCTTAGGGGATCGACAGGCTGAAATTGTTAATGAGGCAATGGATGTTATTGAAACAGGGCGTATTGAACAAGCTGGTGGAATTGAAGCTCGTCATGGCGAGCGAGATAGTCGCCGTGAAGCTCGAGCTTTGAGGCAAAAGAAACAGTTAGAGAAAACTCATAATGAGTTGGGGCGACCTAAAAAGGTGGAACCTGACAATTCTGTCAATATTGAGAGAGAATATAATGAGACGGTTGAAGCTGTACTAGATAATTCGATTAAACAAGCAACGATAGCTAATCCCATAGAAACAGAGTCATTAATATATCGTTATGAGACCGGCCAAATTACGACTGCAGACTTAATATCACGTTTAGGAGAGCTTGATTATGCCGATAAACAAAAACTCAACAGCATGGAAGACACTCAATCAACTTCCAAAAGAAAGGATCCTACAAGCGTTGAAGAACGGGCTAGAGAAAGGGAAACACCTTCGTCAAAAGAATCAGAATCAACAAGAATTAATAGCGACAGAGTCGGAACCGATGATGTTAAAAAACCAAAGCATGAGCAAAGAAGAGAACCTAAATCAAAAATAACATCTACTGATGACCATCGTTCGATGCTGTATTCACAGCAGGCGTTAAGCAGTTCAAATACTACAACGAAGGGAATACCCTTAAAGCAAGCTGAGTTGGCCGTTAAATCATGGTTACGCCAGTACAATGGCGGTGCTGGTGTTTCAGTAAATGTAGTCAAAACTCAAGCAGAGGCTGAGCAGATATTAGGTACATCATTTAACGATTATAAGGTGAATGCATTTTACGATGAAGTTACTGCATCAGTTGTTGTCGTGGCAGATAACATTGCAAACACTAAAGATCTCCGCCAAAAGTTGCGTCATGAAATTTTAGTTCATCACGGCTTACGTGCTGTTGTTGGTGACACGGAGTATGGACGTATCCTGAAAACGGTATATTCAGGTCTCGGCTCTAAGCATTTAAAATCAATGGTTGCAGAACTAGAGCAAAGCTATAGCAGAGAAAACTTAAATAATTTTGTCGAAGAAGTGTTGGCGCATGTAGCGGAGAATGAACGTAATAAGTCCCAACAGTGGTATGACAGAGTCATGGCGGTGATTGCTACCGCATTACGTAAAGTCGGTCTAATGTCAGCGTCTGATATAACTAAAGCTGAATTGCATAATATTGTACAAACATTAACAGACCGAATTAAGTCGGTAAATGAATGGGGACCAGATAGTTCACCACCAGGTAATGATAGTAATGGGCACATATCACGCACGAAGTTCAGCCGCACGGTTTTCACAAATAATCAATCATCATCAGCATTTCTTGATGCTGTAGAAAAAGCACGATCGCATATAAAAGGACCAGCTTCTGATGTTGCTGCTGGTGGCTTTGATATCCCCACTGAAAACATCAAATCAACTATCGTCCGTAATTTAGCGGATAAGTTTCAAGTCCTCAAAGAGTTACAACGCAATATTGTAAAAGCTGACGGTAAAATTACAGAGGATAGTGATACTTACCTTGCAGAAGAACTCTTTCACGGGAAGGCTGAAAATGATTTGCGGATCATGAAAGATGCTTTTGTGAAGCCATTAGCCAATAAAATGGCTCAATATGATATAAGCCAAACAAAGCTTGATGAATACCTGATAGCTCGTCATGCCCAAGAGCGTAATGCTTATATTGCATCAATTAATGCTAAGTTTCCTGACGGTGGCTCGGGTATGAGCAATGCAGATGCTCAAAGTAAACTTGATGAAATTAGAAATAGCAGTAAGCAAAAACATTATGATGAGTTAGCACATATTGTGGATGCGATGATAGCACGTCAGCGTGATGTGTTACGTGATAGTGGTTTGGAATCAGATGCGGTGATTGATAGCTGGCAATCTCACTACAAACACTATGTGCCCTTAAAGGGGATAGCAAAAGATGAGTCATCATTACCACGGACAGGTAAAGGTTTTAGTATTGGTGGTAAAGAAGCTAAAAATGCCATGGGGCGAAAATCCATAGCTGAATCACCAAGCAGCCATGCTATCTCTGATTTAACAGAAAAACTTATCCGAGCCCGTAAAAACGAAGTGGGAAATGCACTGCTTAAGTTAGTGAAAGATAATCCTTCTGATGATTACTGGCAGGTTTTTAGCAGTGATAAACCAGACACATCGCCACAAATTATTGAGCGTAAGAACTCAAAAACGGGTCAAAAGGAAAAGATTGTTGAGGATCGTCCTGTACCTATGTCCATGATGCCGGATTACTACTTTCCAACAAAGAAAGATGGCAAGGTCTATTACATAAAATTGCATGATAAACGATTGATGAAAGCAATGAAGAATATCGGGCCAGACAATAGTAATGGCATTATTCGAGCTATGGCTACGTTTAATCGATTTCTTGCTTCAGTAAATACCAGCTACAACCCTGAATTTGTTGTAGGGAACTTTGCACGTGATATTCAAACTGCGTTCTTAAATCTATCTGCAGAGCAAACACGCGATGACGGTAAGATCAAAGGTAAGAATATTGCTAAGCAGGTGATAGTTGATATTAAGCATGCAATGCCCGCGGTATATGCTTCATTAAATGATAAGTCCTCTAAAACGCCTAGTGGGCGTGAATGGCAGAATTATTTTAATGAATTTATGGAAGATGGAGGTAAAACCGGTTGGTTTGATATGAAGGATGTCGACGGCCAAGCTAAAGATATTGAACGCATGGTTGCTGTGGCCAGTGGTTCAACAAAAGGTAAGGCATATAAAGCGTTTGATGCTGTTGCTGGTTTTGTTGAAAACGTTAATAGCGCTGTTGAAAATGCTGTGCGGTTATCTGCTTATGTGAACGCCCGTAAAGCAGGGATTAGTCGTAAGAAGTCAGCATCATTAGCAAAGAACATGACTGTTAATTTTAATCGTCGAGGTGAAGTAGGTACTACCTTAAATGCAATGTATATGTTTGCGAATGCTTCTATTCAAGGCACTGTAAATTTTGTGCGTACTATGGCTGATTTGAATGGCGATGGTAAGTTGAAATGGAAAAATATGAACAAGGCGCAAAAGTTGGCTACTGGTATTGTGGCTGGTTCATTCGCCTTGGCGTTTGCCAATAGAAATGCGGCTGGTGACGATGATGATGGCGAGAATTGGTATGACAAAGTACCTGATTACGTTAAAGAACGTAATTTTGTGATCATGAAATCATTAGTCGGGGGAAAGCAAGATGGTTCTTACTGGTCAATTCCAATGCCTTATGGATACAACGTATTTTCAGTCTTGGGTTCAAGCGTTGAATCTGTCATGAATAGTGACAGTGTCACTCCAGTAAAGGCTGCAGGAGACTTAGTCATGGCTGCACTTGGCGCTTTTTCACCTATAGGTATGAGTGAATCTCATACTATAACGGGAGCTGTTCTTAAAAATGCTTTACCAACTATAGGTAAGCCTTTTGCTGAGCTTGGATTAAATGAAAACTTTTTTGGTGGTCAGATTTATAAAGAGAATATGCCATTTGGTACACCTCAGCCTAATAGTTCTACAAGTAAACGGGGTACATCCGATCACTATAAAGACTTCGCAAAATGGTTGAATCAAGTCTCAGGCGGTAGTACATATCGATCTGGGGTATTAGATTTTAGTCCAGATGCAATGCAGTATATTGTTGGTTATATGGGGGGCGCAGCATTACGGTTTGCTGATGTAAAGGTTACCGGCTTAGCTGATAAAGTGGTTGGTGATAACGTCGAAGATAGTCAGGTTGCTTTTTTAAGTCGTATATCCGGTCGAGTAATGCCATATGCAGATCAAAGTAAGTTCTATGAGCGTCGTGATGAACTGCTGCAGATACAAGAACAATCTAAGGTGACGTTTGGCACTAAGCGTAAGAATTTCTTAGATACTTACGGTAAAAAACTACGGTTACTTCCAGTACTGAAGGTAACTGAAACCCAGCTTAAAGCGTTACGAAAACGTCGTAATGCTATTTATACCCTTAACATCCCATCTAAAGATAAAGATTTACGTTTGAAGAACATTGAACGTCAGATGAAAACAGTAATAGATCGGTTTAATCGTCAATATAATGCTTAGAAAGTTGGCCTAATTAAATTGAGTAAAATAATTATTTCAAATAGTCGCTCATTAAGACTTTTATTTAGTTTGGGAAGTGGATTAAAAGAGGAGGTTAAATAATTTTATATGGATATAGATAAAGCAAAAAACCGCCAAAAATGGCGGTTAGTAAGGAATGATATCAGCTCAGGATTAATTCCGTTGTGACATCAAAAAATTAACATTTTCTGTCAATTCTACGATTAACTGATCTTGTTCTGCGATTTTTTGCTGTAAATCATCAATACATACAGCATTTTCGTCACAGATTTTAACTGTTCCGCCCATTACTGCGAAAGTGTTGCTCTCGTGAAGGATTGGAGCTTCTGGGCGAAGTTGGCCGTTTGCAAACATATAATCACGTAAACCGATACCAACAGAGTTGTACCCATTTACAGTAATGCTTGAGCCAATAGCTGTTGATGAATGCCCATTTGCTGTTGCTTTAAAGCCGAATGCAGTAGATCCTGCGCCATTAGCCTCAGTGCCACTACCAAACGCAGTAGACCAATCACCATTAGCATCGGTTCCATCACCCCATGCTGTCGAAGCTTTACCTACAGCACGAGTCATTTGACCAAAAGCTGTTGAAGCCCAACCTCCAGCATATGTTTCTAAACCGAATGCTGTGGCTTCAGAGCCAGAGCGTGGAATAACGGTGTTCCAGCCCCAAGCTGTACTATTGAAGCCCTTTATTTCTTTTGCCATGCCCCAGTGCTTAGCATTCACACCAATATTAGTTTTTTCGTGTGTTGCGATCTGGCTATTTTGATTAATATGTTGTTCTAGATCGCTAGCATAAGCAGTGCTTGTAATTGCAAGCATACAAAGACATAAGAAACGCTTTTTCATGATTATTTTCCAGTTTAATTAATGTGAAGCTTGGTGCGTATAGTAGGGGGGAGTAGAAGATATTAGGAGTAAAATAATGTAACCAAGTGTGTATGATACTCTTAGGTTCAGAGATTATTGCAGTCGATTATGCCTGGTGAAAAGGTAACAGCAGAACAAATTGCCGAGTGTTGTGATTTGTCGAGTTCGTGGGCCAGTACTTTGTTGAAGACGGTTTGGGAAAGAGGGTATTTAGTAAGAGGTGGTTATGTTCGGATGAATGGTGGGCTTGAGTTTGTTTATCAGCCTTATGAGTCGATTATTGTGATTGCTGTATGA